ATTTAATATTCTTTAGCTTAGCCCGACCCGACCCGATTTTTTCCTAGCTTTTTTGTGGGGGAGAGAGGGAAAGAGAGGGGGGATGCGATTAACTTTCTAATTTCCCATATGTGCGTAAATATAACTATAAAAAATAAATACACTTTGTACCCTAAAACCCTTGCATATATTGTATACATTCTGTAGTATTAAAGAGTAAGAAATATTTGACGACTAGATAAGGTAATTTTGGAGTAAATAACTTATTGATGTATAACTCTGACAATATAATAGCAGATAACTTCTCAGCCAACTCCCTTATATTTCTTACAGTCGATCTTGAGCGTTGCGCCCAGTTATCGACTCTAAATAACATAACTGAAATTGCGAGAGTCTTGGTAGTTTGGCTCTTTAACATAAAAACTACCATTTTATTAACCCTCAAACTTTTAGGAGAGTAATTATGGGAACAAGTAGTAATATAGCGTATCAAAAACCAAATGGAAAAGTCGTGGTGATGTATTGTCATTATGACGGCTCCCCCAAATATGTTGGCAAGATGCTCTACAATCATTATAACCACCAAAAGAAAGCAATCGCTTTAGTAGACAACGGCTATCAGTCGGGTCTGAAACCAACAATAATTGAATCAAACGAAACGAGAGTTCACAAACACCTTCCAGATGTTTACCACTCTTTGCATGCATTTATGCTTAATCGTGTTGATGATGTTAATTGGATCTATTTATTTGCTAACAACGAATGGAAAGTAGCAGAGTCAAAATTAATCCAATTACCAAGTGGTAAATGGAATTTTAAAACTTTACATGACAAAGATTTTACACCTCTTTGGGCGTACTTCACAAAACATAATATTGCCGTAGGTGATCAGTCATGAAGTATAAATTTAAAGAACGCAACAAGTTCAAACATATCAGAAGAAACATTTTTGATATACCTACAGGGGAGTTAGATACTCCCCTAACTAACGGACATCAAGTCCTAGAATTTCTTTTAAGTGTAGCCAATAAACAACGCTACCAATTCAAAGCAAGGGGTAGAGGTAGCCGTAAAGTTTATGGTAATAGCCAAGACCTACCGATAGAACACGCTGAAAAAATAGCTCTCTATCATCAGACTAGAGATCATATTGCAGAGAAAGAACACCAAGAATACAGACGATCTAAGTCAGCTTGGGAGATAAGTTATAGGCTCAGAGAAATTAAAATTGCGATTGAAGAACATAACGAACACTTTGACAACGACTTAGAAATTAATTTAGAGGTTAGCGAAAATGAGTGAAGAAATAAAAAACTTAGTTGAAGATCTTGGTTGGGAATACCAACGCATGTCATCTTGTGGTAGAGAAACATATAAAAATTTATGTCTCAAACTTGGTTGGAAATTTGAATTGGAGATTGAAGATGACAGTTGAAACTAACCCTAACTATTGGGATTGTGAATGTGAAACTAACTTTATACATGCTAAGGCTCAAACCTTGGCATGTTCTTTATGTGGAATGACTGAAGATGAATCCCCAGATTCAAGACCGAATGAAATTAAATTGTATTATAAAAATTATAAGGAGAACGAATATGAATAACCCCAAATACAATTATGCAGTTGTAAGAACAATTACATCTACTAGATTGATTCATGCTAAAGATGAGAATGATCTGTTGCAATTAAAATCAGAAGGAACTATTGATGAAGAATTATCTTTAAGCAAAGAGTATGAAGAATATACTTTTTACAAAATCAATAGTAATGGAGAAAGAGTAGAACTATTAGAAAAAGATATTGTTAATTTTAAGGAGAACGAAGATGCTTAACCTTTTAGAAATACTTTTTGAACTTACAACCCTCTTAGTGCTTGTAGCAATTTTGTATATAATAATAACTGAAGATAATAATAGGAGATAACACATGACCCAATATTCAGACCAAGTAGAAAAACGCAGGAAGGAAACCCTGGAAGAAAGAATGGATACCACTCTTACCTGTTATTACTTTCAAAAGCATGAAAAGAATAAAGATATAGAAGATTACCGACAGCTTGATTATGCAAGTGGACGCAGAGTTATAACCGATATCAGTAAAGGGGGAGAACCCAAGACAACACAAAACAAACCTATGCGTAGACATTTATTTATAAATTCATTTGGTAGATATTTTAGAAATGATTGAGATAATTGGATATATATTCGGCGTAGGCTTTCTTATTTGGCTAACCGTACTGATTGGTATTTTTATCGCAGTCAAATACTTTGAGAGCCTATGAAAAGATACCGTTATGTAATTGTCAAACAAGACAAACCTAATGCTTCGCTTCCATATGGCGTAGAAGTTTATCTAAATCAAGACAAAGAACCGATTAAATCTTATTGGTTTAAGACACCCCAAGACAGAATAGAAGGCCTTAGAATTGTTGCTAATTATGATTAATCTCGATACAATCCGAGAGTGGTACTTGTTTGATTTGATTCAATATATCTTCTACTCTCCTAAAAGTATGTATCTTATGAGTGCCACACTCTCATGAGTTTTCTCGCAATCTTAACCGTTATCGTATATATCTTAGCTTTTATCTTAGGCAGACCTAAGCCTTAATCAAAACTTTCTTCTTCCTCTACATCTGTAGCTTGGTCTATTACTTCCTGTTTTAGATCTTCCTGTTCCAACCTTTCTAAACTATCAGCCTCATCTTCCAGCTGCCCTGGATCCAGAAGACCGTCAGTTTTATTGGCTAAAACCACATTCCCCATCAGCTGTTCAAGTCGTTTCTCTACTTCTTCCCGACTCATTTGATCTACCTTACCGAACATAACTTCTTTTCTATCCACTACAAGACCCCCGACCTTTAACAAACTATTTTGTGCCGATATGGCAGCGTTAAAGGACCCCGCTTCGAGGGCCTTGTCCCTAATATCATATAGATCCTGGACAGCTCTATCATAATTCAACTCATACTTCTTCTTAGCTTCATTCATCAAATAGTTATATTCTTTGCGAATCGTTGGATGATTCATGAGCTTATTAGCAGATTGACGAGCATCTTTATACCCAGCCTTATGTGCGCATTCTACGAGAGATAGCCGAGGATTATTGACAGCTTGCCAAATAAAGTTTCTTTGTCTGCGATTGAGTGAATTGTCTAGATTAGCGAATTCAATGGGAGCTTCTTCTTCTGGAGAAAGGATAGGTTCATATTCTAATTTATTTTTTCTATAACCCATATTGTTTTAAGCATATTAGAGTGAGGGAAATAATAATACCTACCCCCACTTTACCCTAAAGTGTATTGAGAGGATACCTTACAACAAATTACTTCGTCAAGATATTTATTATTTATTTATCTATATTTCCTTCTTTCCTGTGACAAAAATGAAAAAAATAAAATAATCGTCAAACCCGCATTCTTATCATGTTTTCTTGCGTCATATATTTATGACAAAAATAAGACAATAATAGATTAGTCATTATCTGGCGTAAATTCTATGACAGTTTCACCTAGTTCTACATACTGATTGAGGATCTCATCCACTAAATGTAGCAGCTTATCATCATCATCTTCTACAAGCTTCTGTAGACTCCACACACAATAGCTCAATGAAGTTAAAACAACGCTTAACTTATCCTCGCCTCTTAGTGTGTAATTGTTAAAAAGATTCTCTAAACGCGAAACCACCTCAGCTAGAGTTGGCTTTTGCATTTTGCTTTGGATTGGCACTACTTTGACTGTCATTAATTAACTATAACTTATTTAGTAGAATTATCTAGGTCTTCTTTTTTGACCTCATTCGCAACATGACGCATCAATATATCAATAAGTTCCAGCTTTTCAGACCTGGAAAGACTATGGAACTGGCTCACGATTGTTTGTATTAACTCTGTACTACTCATATTTTTATTCCTTATATAAAAGCGGGGGATTGTTTCGCCAAGCTCCCCCGATACTTATGCAGACTATCCAGCTTAATTGCTGAATGACGCGAACTAAACTATTTGAATGTTCTCAAACTCTTCGTTATGAAACATACGGACCTCTTCTTCTGGAAAAGATGACTCAAAGTTTAAATTTTCTTTGTGATATTTCTTGTAGGCCCCCACAAGATTATTTGTTTTCTTATCAACCAGATCGTTTTCAGCCTGGTCATAAGACAAACGCATTAACATGTACATATCGCTTGTTCTACCCATTTGTAACCTCCTAAAGTTTCTATATGTAGACATTATAGACTTTTTCCTTTAATATGCAATTAAACACATTTACTTAGGAGAGTAATATGCAAACAACTAAAGAACAGATAGATGCAATCTTAAATGCA